GTTAGGTATGGATATGACAGATGATCAGAGAGAAAAAGCACAGGAAGTAATTATCCCAGTAGTACTTGTTTCTAACATAGTATCTGCGGTAATTGGAATGAGGAGGTAACATGAAAATAATTAAGAAAGTTGTAAAGGGATTTTTTACATGGCTTAAGGATGCTGGTGTAGAAATAATTGCTCAGGCATTTACTCTCCTTGGATTCTTTATCGCTTGGTTAACCCTAACAGGATCAGCAAGAGATATTGTTGGTCTTGCAGTATTAATTACAACAGTGGTCTGGTTAATATCAATACCGCTTAGAAAGGAGGACTAACATGGCAACTAAAAAAATAGTAGAGGCTCCTAAGAAAGAGCATCCACAGAAAGCATTGACAAATGTGTTGATGAGAATTGTGGCAGTATTTGCAGCGTCTGGTCTATCGGTACTTGGTGCTGGGGCAGTAGTTGGAATCGACACAATTCAGGCAGTAATGCTTGCTGGTTTGCTTGGTGTTGCTTCTGTTGTTGAAAGGCTTGCAAGGGCTTTTTTGGACGATGGAAAACTCACAATATCAGAAATAAATGAAGCGTTCAAAACGGTAGACAAAAAGGCTAATTAGTCATTTTTGAGCCTGCTTGACGGCCCCTTTAGATAATGGTATACTTGACTATACCTATCTGGAGGGGCTTATTGCATGACTTGTATTGCTGTAGTAAAACATGACGGTAAAGTTTATATGGCTGGAGATCGTGGGGCATCTGACGATAATACTATTCTAGCACTTGATGCGCCAAAGGTTTGGAAGATAGGTCCATATCTTATTGGTTATGCTGGTGCGATGGACGGAGAAAGAATTCGTTATAATTTTAAACCAACAGCCCCAAACATTAAAGACACAGACAAATTTATGCAGACCAAGTTTGTTAAAGAACTTCGTGAATTTTATAATGAGTTCTGGGTTGATACATCTAAGGATGGAGATCTAGGACTTCTTGTAGCAATTCGTGGAGAAATATATGAACACAGTTCTGGAGATATGTCTTTATCTAAGTATACAGTTCCATATCTAGCCATGGGTTCTGGAGCAGAGTATGCGTATGGGGTTTTATATGCTACAGATAAACAAAAAAATGCAAGGAATAGAGTTCTTCAGGCAGTTAATGCAGCCATAAAATTTAGCCCATCTTGCATGGGCCCAGTTGACATTGTCAGTGCTTAGGGGTATAATTATTATATGTTAGAAGAAATAGATCACGACGAATTTTCTATTTGGTTAGAAAACGGCATTAATAGAGGGTGGATTACAGAACCGTTCTGTAACACACATGATGGAGATCCATACATGACTGCTGAAGAACAGCAGGAATGGGAAGACGGTGGAGATCCATGTCAAGTAGTTTTTAAAATAAAAGAATAAACAAACAACAAACAAAGGATAAAATAAATGAAGAAAGCACTACTAGCACTACTATCAGCAGCACTTGTAATCACAGCAATTCAGCCAGCACAGGCACAAGATGAAAGAGTCTTAGCGATTATTGACTCTGCCATCAATTCTAATAACTTCCCTCAAATTATTCACGAGGTCTGCTTTACAACTGTAAAGTCAAAGATTGTTTCTCAAAACATGTCTTGCCCTAACGGAGAACTGTTTATGGAAGGCAAGGGTGCAGCATCTGCTCCATGGCCAACATCAATTAACAACGCTACCTACCATGGTGATTCAATGGTGAAGTCTGCTCTTACTGTTAATCCAAATTTAAAGATTGTTTTTATTAGATTTAATGATGTTACATCCCTTGGAAATTCAAGGGGAGATGCAAGAGCCTTGGCATTAGCATTTGATTGGGTGTCAAAGAATGCTGCTAAGTATAGTATTGATGCTCTTTCAGTTAGCCAGTCTTCAGTAAGTACAGGAAACCTTGCACTATGTACAAAAGATACAGTTACCATTAATGCTGTGTCATCTCTAACCGCAAGCAATGTTCCAGTGTTTGCTGCAACAGGTAATGATCGACGCAAAGATGTCGTAGGATTCCCTTCATGTGTTAATGGAGTAATTGGTGTAGGAGCATTGGGCAACGCAACGCAACTAGAAGGACTGACAAATACAGGTCCTGGACTTGATATGGTTGCTCCTGGCAAGGTTCGTATCACCAAGTACAATGGTTCTCCAACAGATACTGCTGGAAGTTCTGTGGCAACTGCAGTTTCTGCAGCCTCATATGTAAATCGCAATACCTTTAGCACCTTTGGAGAGTATCTGTCTTCTCTTTCAAAAATTGTAATAGGGTCTGCCTCTTACATTCGTAATTAAATATCAGTCCTGGGCATGACTAAAAACTACCCATGCTATAATTGTATTGTCATAACAAGGAGGAATAAAATGGCAGCAAAAGGTAGTCTAGAAGCAATCATTGAGGTTGCAAAAAAAGAAGTGGGCACAATTGAAGGCCCAAAGGATAACGAAACAAAGTACGGTGCATGGATTAAAGTAAACTTTCAGCCATGGTGCCAGTCATTCGTTTCTTGGTGTGCATTTACTGCGGGAGTAAAATCATTCCCTAAGTCTGCGTCAACAGTAGCAGCAGCAGATTGGTTTAAGAAGGCTGAGCGTTGGTCAGATGCTCGTAATGATGACCCACAAGCAGGAGATTGGATTTATTTTGATTTCCCAGAAGATGGTGTAAATCGTATTTCACATGTTGGTCTTTGCATTAAGAACAATGGTGATGGAACTATTCAAGTTATTGAAGGAAACACTTCAGGAACTGCAAAGGGAGACCAAAGAAATGGCGGAATGTGCGTAGAGAAGACTCGTGCATACGTCAAGAATAACAAGAAGAAGTTGATCAATGCTGTTGTTGGTTGGGGTCGTCCAGTTTATACTGGTGAAGAAAATGCTCCATTACTGAACAAAGCAGAAGCAGTTACACCTACAAAGCCTGCCAAGAAAGCAGGAAAGAAGTCAGCAGGTGGCGGAGGCAAAGGACATGTGGCTCTATAATGGAATCTAGAAAAAAGTCATTACTAAAAACAATCAGTTGGCCTTTCGTACACTTCACATTTGTTTCTGGAATAATCTATTTCGTACTTAAGTATTTTACTGGAGAGGCAGAGTGGGAATATGTTGGTCTGTATGGGCTTTCATATTTAGCACTAGAAATGACTTTCTTCTATCTTCATGAAAGAATTTGGGCTAAGTTTGGAAAGAAGGTTAAGTAATGCGTATTAAAATTATTAAGTTTGTAGTAAAAGCACTAGGCTATGAGTGGTCTGGAGACGAACTTAAACTTCCAGTATGGCAAGTAAAGGCTAAACAGAAGAAAAAATAATGCCATCATATGAATATGACTGTATGCCTTGTGGAACAAGATATACAAAAATTAGATCAATGTCAGACGAAGATCCAGGGTATAAGTGTGAGACTTGCAATAAGCCCTTAGTTCGTGTATACTCAGATATAGGAGTCACATTCAATGGCTCTGGATTCTATAAAACCGACAATCGGAAGGTATAATATGTTTACAATGATTAAAGAGGAAGCAAAGCAAGAGTGGCAACTGTCTCCTATTGATCGATGCGATAGGTGTGGCGCAGAGGCTCTTGTGCAGGTAACAGGCTTAAACGGAGATCTTTTATTTTGTGGGCACCACTATAACAAAATTATGGACAATGCAGTAGGCTATGATAAAATGATGAAGTTTGCTATTTCAGTTGTTGATGAACGAGAAAAACTTTCTAAGGCATAGTTGTGAAAATCTTAGACAAAGAATATGAAAAAATTTTATTTGTACATATTCCAAAAACTGCTGGCTCGTCTATTTCAAAAATTTTGTATGATAATAATTTAGATAATTGGAAAAGAGAATGGCCAAGACACCACGATCCCTACTTTTATCTAGAAAAAGCCAACAATATTGATGATACGGTTTTTTCTTTTTCTGTTGTCCGCAATCCATATACGAGAACTTATAGTTGTTACCAACAATTTAACAAAGCAAACAAAACAGATATTTCTTTTTCTAGGTATTTAAATAATATTTTAGAGAAAAAAATATCGCAGCACACCCCACTGCTTCACCTGGGTCAATCTTTTTATGTTGTTGGCCAAGGAAACAAAATACAAGTCACAAAGTTGTATAAGTTTGAAGACATTCAAAAGTTAGAAGAAGATTTGGGCTGGCAACTGGGATTTTATAATGTTGGGAACTATACTAAAGAAATGTACGCAGAGGCATACACTGATATTAACATAGATATAGTGCAAAAATTATATGAGCCTGACTTTGCTGTGTTTGATTATTCAATGAATTTTAATAATACCATGGAGGAACAATGAGAAAAGCAGATGAAGATTTTAATTTAAGAAAACATGCTCAGTACGATATTGATGCAATAAAAGAATATGTTTCTAAATTTTCTGATGAGTGGCTGATTGATACCAGTAGACAAAAAATGTCGCATACGCACAAAGATACTAACACATATTATGTTTATAAAAATAATCTACAGTGGAAGTTTGGCGAAGAGTTTGTAACACATAGAATATCTACTGATGATGCATTGTTAGAATTACTTGAGCCTATCATCTCAGACTTAGAAAAAATACACAATGGTGTACGGGGAAACGTTTTATTAATTAAATTAACAGCAAAAGAAAATATTCCTATACATGAAGATAGTGGTGATTATCTAATGCTGACAAGGCGCAACCATATCCCCATCATCACCACTGGCGATGTTGTTTTTGGAGTAGGTGGAGATCGTGTAAGCATGCAGCCTGGCGAATGCTGGGAGATAAATAATTATAGACTACATTGGGTAGATAATAATAGTGATATCGACAGAGTTCATCTCTTAATCGATATTATGCCACACAACGAGTTGGAGAATAAATGATTATACAAATTATAGGTTTGCCTGGATCTGGCAAGACCGCATTGGCGACGGCACTTAAAGAAAGAATCAATGCTATACATCTTAATGCTGACGAAGTAAGATCTACAGTTAATTCTGATCTTGGATTTACCGCCGAAGATAGGATTGAGCAGGCTCGTCGCATGGGAGAGATGGCAAGGCTAATTGCAAATCAGGGTGTTGCTCCTGTCATTGTTGACTTTGTTTGTCCTACCAAAGAGACCAGAGAGGCATTTGGCCCAGCAGATGTTGTTGTTTGGGTAGACAGAATTAGGCAAGGTAGATTTGAAGATACAAATAAAATGTGGCAAGATCCAGAAAGATTTGATATCAGAATTCTAGATGGATACACATTAGAGCAAGAAGTAGATACTGTTATACAGGTGGGTGCATTGTTTGATTGGTCTGCTCCGACCACATTGCAGTTAGGCAGGTATCAGCCTTGGCATGAAGGACATCAGGCTCTTAAGGAAGAGGCTCACAAAAGAACTAAGCAAGTGTTGGTGGGTGTTCGCAATACATATAAGACATCAGAAAAAGATCCATTAAAGTATGATGAGGTTGCAACATATATTCAGCAAGATAATCCATTTAAAGATACATTGGTTTTGCGACTGCCTAACATTACCAACATTGTTTATGGTCGTGATGTAGGCTATAAGATTGAGCAAGTGGATTTGGGGGCAGACATTCATGCTATATCGGCTACGCAAAAACGTAAAGAAATGGGTATCTAAAGCCATAGATAAGATTGGAATTAAGAATATGGACTGGCCAGCATGAATGTATCCAAACAAAGATCAGCACTAAAGGCTATTACATGGCGTGTCATCGGCACAGCAGATACATTTGTTATCTCTTGGGTCATAACTAAAGAGCCTGTCACAGCAGGTGCAATCGCAAGTTTTGAGGTATTTACAAAGACAATCCTTTATTATTTCCATGAGCGTGGATGGAACAGGGTTAAGTGGGGCAGAAAGCAATGACAAAGAAGATAGTTGTTGTTGGTGGAGGAACTGCTGGGTGGCTTACGGCTCTAGCAGCACAAAAGTCAAATGCAGAATTAAATATAACTGTTATTGAGTCAAAAGACATAGGGATTCTTGGTGCTGGAGAGGGCTCTGTTCCACATCTTTTAGATTTTTTTGAGTCTTTAGACATACCCTTGTCAGACCTCATACAAAATTGTGATGCTACTTTAAAGAATGGTATTAAGTTTACTAACTGGAATAATGATGGTAAATTTTATTATCACGGTTTTTCTGCAGTTGATTATAACCTTGACATAAGTGCTGCATCCACTAGCGATACTTCTACATATCCACTACTAGTTGCAAGTCTTATTAAAAATAATAATATTAACGAGATAGATTTTGTAGAGTCTATTTGTGAAAAAAACAAATCTCCTTTTGTATTAAAAAACAAAATATCAAATAAACTAATTTCAGACTATCAAAAGGTATCAAATCTTTCTGTTCATTTTAATGCTACTAAACTCGCAAATAGATTAAAAGCCATAGGCATTGAACGTGGTATTCAAGTAATAGAAAATACGATTACGCAGGTATCTTTAGATGAAAACGATAATGTAAATAGTTTGACATTGGATGATGGGAATAAAATGATTTGCGATTTTGTGTTTGACTGTAGTGGATTTCATAGACTCATCATTGGAAAAGTTTTTGATGCACAATGGAAAAGTTATAAAGACTTTTTGCCAGTAGACTCAGCAGTTCCATTCTTTTTAGAAATGAATGAAGAGATACCTCCATACACGGAGGCCATTGCAATGAAGTACGGCTGGATGTGGAAGATTCCTTTGCAATCCCGCTTTGGATGTGGCTATGTTTATGATTCTTCGTTGATATCTGAGCAAGATGCTATCAATGAGATAGAAGAATTTTTAGGTTATGAGCCCACATATCCAAGAAAAGATAAGGGCGGATTCAAATTTAATGCTGGATGCTACGAAGAGTCTTGGATTAATAACTGTGTATCGGTTGGTCTTGCTTCTAGTTTTATAGAGCCACTAGAGGCAACCTCTCTTTGGGTAACAGTAGCAGCGCTTAACAATGTTTTCGGTAATTCAGAGTGGATTTTAAATAATTCACCAGAGATCAGAAAAGATTTTAATACAACAATCTATAAAATGAATAGCGAAATTGTTAACTTCATATACTTTCATTACATGAGTCTAAGAAAAGATACTGAGTTCTGGAAGAAGTTTACCTATGAAGGGGCCCCAAAGACGCTAAGAGACAAGATTGATTTATGGCAAACCAGGCTTCCAGAAAGAAACGATGCTGGAGGCTGCTGGCCATTTGCTAGTTGGTTTATTGTCGGATCTGGAATAGATATGATAAACAAAGAGGTTGCTCAATCCTACATTGATTCTTCTGACGACTATAAAAAGGGAATGAGCCTATATAACTATTACCTAAATTATCAAAACTATAAAGCATTTGAATGTGTAAGTCATAAGGAATTTCTGGAGAATTTAAAATGAACAATAAGCCAGAATGGATGATTGCATTGGGAGGAATGTTAAACAGGAAGTACTGGAACAAGCCAAACACTGTTGAGTTTTTTGCATTTCTGGCCAAGGCAGTAATTATTATTCCAGGTCTTTTATTTAATAAACAGATCTGGTGGCTTTACATTTTTGCGCTGGTATCAAGTGTAATGCTTATATGGTCATCTACAGTCAAGACAATACCAACATTAATATGGTTTAATCTACTTTGGTCTGTATTGGCAATAACTGCTATAATTAAGTATTGGGTCTAAGGGGGCTTATATGTATACATATTATGTAAGAAAAGTAGAGAACGTAGTAGATGGAGATACCATTGACGTTCTTATTGATTTGGGTTTTGATATTTTGTTTGCGTCTCGTGTGAGATTGGCAGGAATTGACACTCCTGAGTCTCGTACAAAGGATCTTAAAGAGAAGGCTCTTGGTCTTGAGTCAAAGGAGTACCTAAAGAAGGCTCTAAAGGACGCTAAGTCTGTTGTTATCAAAACTGAAAAGATGGACTCATCTGAAAAGTATGGTCGTATTTTAGGTTGGATATATATAAATGAAGATACGGTTTCTCTTAATGACATGATGATCAATGATGGATATGCTTGGGGATACCTTGGAGACACCAAAGTTAAAGACTTTGACGCACTTGCAAAGGCTAGAAAGAAGTCTGGGAAATAATGAGCATAAGAACTGAGGCACTAATAGAGCATTTAATTATGCAAGGTGCTATCGAGATGGCTGGTATTGATGATAAAGGAGAGATGCTTTATTCTATTACCGACAAACTTGAAGCAGTCAGTCCAGAACTGTATGCAGAACTAACAGAGCAATATAAGCATCACATGTTCCAAATGATAAAGCAAGGTCCAAAAACTATGACTTGGAGAATACGTTCTTAAAAATATTTTGATAGTTTCTTGTTTTCTTTTGAGAAAAGTGATACAATAGTTACTTGGGGGTGTTTGTGAATAGCATATACGGAGCACTAGGACTAACCCTATTTTTATTTTTAATAATAGGATATGTAGTAATCTTTAAAAACAAATCAGTTCCTGAGCCCATGATGACTCAATCTATGATTCATCACAAATATGCTATGAAAAAAAAATATATTGACAAAATAAATAAAAAAAGTCAATCAAAAATTCGTCAAGAAAAAGAAAATGTTAGGGTTATTATCGTTGAAAACGAGGCATACTGGGTAAAAGACAATGCCTTTTACACGGCACCACTAATAAATGACCTAATTTATAAAGACGCTGCAGTTCAAGTTGACACAACCCATATGGATAAGGTACAATTAGATAAGATGTTGTTCATCCTGGACAAACTGAGAGAAGGAGTAAGTGATGATAGTAGGGGTTCAAGGGACGCCTAGTTTCAAAAACTATAATATTTTTCTTAGAGCAATGGCAGTTGCTTTGTCTGAACTAAAAGAAGATGAAAAAGAATTTTATTTATATACCGCTGGTCCAGGTAATGTTAGTGCAATGGCATCAGAGTTTGTAAATCTTTCTGAAAGAGGAATGAAGGCTAGAGGAAAGTCTATTAAACTATTTAGGGTTAGCCCTGAATGGATTGAAGAAAATATAGACAGTTTTAATCATTTTGCTTTTGTTGCTAATCCAAGAGAGCAAGTTTCTAAAGTAGTAAATCTATCAAGATCAAAAAACATTAACACAAACGTATACAACTTCTAAGGAGCATACACAATGATATTAATCAATTCTCTTGAAAAAATGGAAACAATTGTTTCTAAGAACAGCAATTTGTCCTGGGATGGATGGAATGTTGTAGAGATGATAAAGTCGGATAAGGCTTTTACATCAAAGTACGGAGCATTAAAAAATAATGCTTGGCACTTAAAAAAGATTTTTGTCGTTTCTAGAAATGGATGGGAAATACCTGACAAGTATGTAAGGTAGCATGAATAAGTATGAATGGAAAGATGATGCTGCATGCCTGGACTATGATACAAATGTATTTTTTGACAAGTATGAAGAAGATGAACTTTTAAGACCTGCTGTTGATTTGCTTTGCTCTACCTGCCCAGTCAGAAAAGAATGTTTTTCTGTTGGAATATCTGGTAAAGAGTGGGGTGTCTGGGGTGGTGTATACTTAGAAAATGGAGAGTTGTCAAAAGAATTTTCTAGTCATAAAACAAAAAGCGACTGGGGAGCAACTTGGCAATCCTTAACAACGGAGTAATATGTATACAGACGAAATGAGAAGGGCATTTAGATCATTGCAATGCCCAAAAGGGTTTTCTTTAGAAATAGTTGACAATGATACGTTTATAACCGTTAAAGCAAAAGAGAAAGTATTTATGTCTTTAGAAACGGTTGATCTTAAAAGGCAGGCTGTAGAGTACATGATTCGTGTAAAGAAGGCCCTGGAAGATAATGGGGCAATAGTTCTTTTAGTTAGAGAGGGTGGTAAAGAGTTATGATTGATTTAATTTTGATAACTGTTTTTTCTTTGTCAACTTTAATTCTGTTATTTTTATATGTTGTACAAAAAAGAGCCAACAAGGTTATTATTGCAAAAACTTTGGAAACTATGCTTATGCATCAATTAATTGCAGGTTCTAATAAAACAGATAAAGATCAAGCCAACGAAGATTTTTTAAAATTTATTTCAGATTCTCGTGATTGGGCATATCAATATATAGAAGAGGTCCAGGCGGGACTAAAAACATTTATTGATGAAGTAGGGCCACAGATAGAGTATTACGATAAGTATGGTCCTGCTGTTGAAGGCATGGTTTCTCCACATGACTTTGCTTTAAAAAAAATATCTTCAGAATTTAAAGAATTAAAAAAGTTGTTACCAGAAGATTATGATAAGATAGTATAATGCAATTTTATTATTTTGGTGGAGTTTTGGGAGAAAAAGATTCGGTCAAATCTCCTTCGAACCTTAACCAACATCATTTTGATGGTGTAATGTTTACACATGATATACCACAAGGTGACATATTTGTGCAAACAGCAATAGACTTAAAAATAAACGAAAAGATTAAATACTTAATTGCAATAAGGCCATACACTATATCTCCCCAATATCTTGCCATGATTAACGACTCATTAAACAAAATACAAAAAAATAGGGTGCAACTTAATATTATTTCAGGATATACAAAAGATCATGAAAATGATATCAAAGGTATAGTTGGTCCTGTAAACGATCAGTCGGACAAGGTTGAAAAAAGAAAATACTTAGTTGAATTCTTAGAGTCTCTAAATGAAATGAATCAAAATAAAAACCTAAAAGCCCCTTTAGATTTTTTTGTGACTACAACAAATCCGAGAGTTCTTGACGCAGTCAACAAACACAACAATAAAATAATTTTACCATACAGTCTATACAAGAACAACATCTGGTTTAAAAAATTTGACAGACCAATATCAGTTAATAGCAAAGAAATCATGGTAGCAATCACCCCAATAATAAGAGAAACACAGGAAGAACTTGAGTCTTTAAAAAATTATGCACTGAGACCAACCTGGCAAAGTGGTGAGGTGTCGAGGGTGGTCAATGACGCTGAATATTTAACTAAGGAAACTTTTCACGAACTTGTAATAAAGTTACAAAATGATGGTATCAAATATTTATTAATCAATGCTGTACCGCAAGCAGAAAATTCAATAATCATTCCTTTTATTAAAAATTATGTAGAGTCAAAAGAGTATGCGGAGATAAATAAGTCATGAAATTTTATTATTTTGGTGGTACTTTTAATGAAACCGACACACTTGAAGACACATCAACCTTAAACAATCATCACTTTTCTGGTGTCATGTTTACATATGATGCTACACAGGGGGACATGTTTGTAAGAACTGCTAGAAACATGAAGTTAGATGAAAAAATTAAGTATCTGATTGCTATTAGGCCCTACACAATATCTCCTCAATATCTTTATACGATCACTCAGTCTATGAACGAAATTCATAAAGATAGGTTGCAGATTAATATTATCCCAGGATACATAAAGGATCATGAAAGCCATGTTGGTGGTATAGTGGGAGAAGTAAATGACTTATCTTCGTCTGTTGATCGATCAAACTATACAATTAAATTTATTCAAAGTTTAAATGATATATTACAAAATGATCAACTAAAAGATAAGCCAGATGTTTATATATCAACAACAAATAGTTATGTTTTTGATGCGGTAAAAAAGTTTAAAAATAAAATTATTCTTCCATATAGCATTTACAGCCGTGGATTTTGGTCTGATGTTGTCAAAGACCCTTCTCTTAAAATTCCATTTGAAAGAGAAGACACTGAAATAATGCTGGCCATGACACCCATCATTAGAGAAACAAGAGAAGAGTTAGAGTCTTTGGCACAACATGCTATGAGACCAGTTTGGAAAAAGGGAGAAGTTCCAAAGGTTGTAGCAGATGTAGAGTATTTTACACCTGAAAGTTTTGATGAATTTATAAAAATGCTTGAAGAAGATAATATTAATCATCTTTTAATTAATGCTGTGCCAAGATCAGAATCAAAAATTATAATATCTTTTATTAAAAAATATGTGGAGTCAAGGCGATGATAGAATTTAAGTCATATGATCAACTTTCTTTTGAGCCATTGGGTATCTGTAGTGTTATTGGATGCAATTTTGACGGAGAAAAATTGTTTAGCACGGAAACAAAAGTTCTAGATGTCTGTTTAAATCATTATACACAACTACAAAAATCGAGGGAATAAATGAAAGAAATATTACTATCACTATCCGTAGGGCTTACTTTAGGCTTAATTATCCTATCAATAAGCGCAATATCCCCAGTTAAAATTCCAATCCCTGCTCCCCCAGTTTTTGCTGGTGTTGCTGGTATAATTGGATTATGGCTTGCCCAACCAGTTTGGACAGCCATATCGAAGTTCATATCCTAGGAGGAATAAACATGAACCAACAAATCAAAAATGCACTAGCGTCATACGGACGATCAGTACTTGGAGCAGCAACAGCAATGTATGCTGCTGGTGTAACTGATCCACAGACACTAGCATACTCACTACTTGGTGCACTTGTGCCAGTAATATTGAGAGCAGCCAATCCATCTGATCCAGCGTTCGGTAGAATGCCATCAGTAGAAGATGTAGATGTTGCAGTTAAGAATGCAAAGGTAGTCAAAAAGACTGCCAAGAAGGCTCCTGCAAAGAAGTCACCTCGTAAGGGTGGCGGAGGCGGAACCAGCCATAACGTCTTGTAATAAAGACTAAATAAGATTTGGCGGTTGTCATTTGACAGCCGTCTTTTCTTATGCTATAATATTTATGCCTGCCCAATAGGGGGGCAAATTAAATTATTCGCTTGAAAGGGGAATAAAATGAATTCAACATACACATCAGGATCTTGGAATAGTCTTTTCAATGATCCATTTTTTATTGGCTTCAACAGAGAGTTGAGTCGCCTAAATAATGCATACAAAACGAACTCACAATCATATCCACCTTATGATCTAATCAAACTAGATGAGGATACATATAGGATATCTCTTGCGGTTGCTGGTTTTTCCAAGGGAGATATTGATGTCACAGTAGACAATGGAACCCTTATTATTAAGGGCGAGATTGTAGAGGTAACAGATGCAGAGGTAGTACACAAAGGTATAGCAGGACGAAAGTTCGTAAAATCTTTTGCTCTTGGTGAGTATATGGAAGTGACCTCAGCAGAACTAAAAGATGGCATCTTAAATGTGAATGTCATCAGGGTAGTTCCAGAAGAAAAGAAACCTAAGTCTATTAAAATTAAGTAGTATAATAGACAGTATTCCGTCATGATACATGCAGTTGCTTATAGCAACCTTATTGCTGAGTACGGAGGACCAGGGTCATTCCCTGGGGGACCTGAGTAAGTCTATTAAACTGCTCCATTATTATGTTACAATATAGTTGTCCCCATACAGGACCTTAGAGATGGATTAGTTACCCATTGATATATACCGTGGCCTTCGTGCCTGAATCGCCTGTATGGGGCTTTTAATGCCCTTAAAAGGCTATATAATGGGTGTATCTATGACAGACAAAGAGTTGTCCGCTTACAATAAGAAACAGTTTAAGCAGAGACTGACAGAGATAAAAGAGGCTGCTGGCTGTGCTGATTGTGGAAATAAAAACCCCATAGTCTTAGATTTTGATCACCTAGGAAATAAAAAATATAATGTCTCAAGAATGGTCCACGACGGGATGTCCTGGAAGGCTATCAAAAAAGAGATCGAAAAGTGTGAAGTGGTTTGTGCTAACTGCCACAGAATAAGGACTCATAATAGGTTCTTGGGTCTTATAAAGTGATATAATAGTTAGATGTTAAAAGAAGGCGATTTCGCAATGACCTCCCACGGTGGAGAAGGAGATACACACATAGGTCAAGTAGTACATGTCATGTATGAAGGTGCTCTTGGTAATCCAGAGACAGAATATTATATGGAAGCAAGTGCAGAAAATCCTGCGGTAATGATTCAATTATTTGAACAAGAAGAAAGCGGATTATGGGAAGCAACAAGGCTATACACTGCATGTGCAATGTCTATGTATGTTCAGATCCCACCACTAATGGTTGAGCCTGAAGATTCAGAAGTTGCTATGGCTATGTATGATGCACAAATGGGCAAGGCTGCACCTTGTTGGGATGGATATGTTCAAAGAGGAATGAAGCCTGGGGCCGACGGTAAACCAGTACCTAACTGTATTCCAGTTGCAAAGGCAGAGAGTTTGTTTGCTGACTTTGGTAAAGATCATACCAAGGTACAAAGAGAAACACACACGATCTAATGGGAAACAGAAAAGCATCTGGCAAGTACAGATCAAAGCATCCATTTAATCCAGTTCAGATTAAGGACGGAATGATTGTTCGTTTAAGAAAAGACGGTACTGTAAAAGCAGTGCTTGGTAAGTACGGCGAGTATAAGAAAAATAAAGAGTGAAAAAGTACAATAAAGTTTATTTTTTGCATATTCCAAAAACAGGCGGTAGGTTCTTTAGCAAGTATATCCTTAACCCAATTGCCGAAACTTTAGCAAAAAATGAAATTGAAATTGTTAAACTGCCAACTAATGTCGATAAGCATGGTGGCTGGCACAAAGATATAGATGAAAGTACATATATAATATGTATATTTAGAGATCCAGTTGAATTTTTTGTTAGTGCTGTAACACACATGGCAGCAGGAGAACAAGGTTTGATAGACGAGAAAAGTGACTTTATAGTTAAAGAAAAATCAAAAAAAGCACAAGTATCTAAAGAATATTTATTTAACTCGTTAGAAGAATTAAAGTATATGAAAAATTTTCAATCACAAAACTTTTTTTTAAGTCCACAGAGTAGGCATATTGTATCTGAATCCAGACATTTTTATAATGAAAAACAGGATTTAGACTTTGATCTAATACACAAAAGAGTTTCTAGAATTAATTTGATGATAAGAAC